TTCGGTGGAAGCACCACAAGTTAGAATAGTCGCTGGGGACGTTCCAACTGCTGTGTCTGTTTCTGATAGGAAAGCGTTTGCCATTTCTTTACTCCAAATTTAGTATAATTATACCATACATACAATTAATTGTCAAGCGTTATTTAACCTAATGCGATAGCAAAAGCTAGTGCTGATGGGTCTGTTTCTGTTACAGTTACATCTTGAAATGATAATGTACCAGAACCGTTAGTTGTTAGCACCTGATTGGCTGAACCATCCGAAGATGGATACACCAGACCTTGAATAGTAACATTGCTGTCCACTACAATGCGGTCAGTATTACCTGACTGCAATTTCAAGCTACCTGTACCTGCATCATTAATACGGCTGTTAGCCCCATCGTGGTAAATCTCAAAGTCATCGCCTGTACCCAACCTAATCTTATTGTTGTCGCCCATGTCAAGGTCGTCATTAAGATTGAGTGTACCCTCTAGTGTAGAAGTGCTTGATACGTTTAGTGTAGTAACTTGCGCACTGTTACGTACACTAACACCGATAGCAGTACCGTCAATGTTACCACCGCTGATGCTTACGCTACCACTATCTTGAGTAGACATTGTACCCAAGCCAAGTGATGCACGAGCAATACCACCAGATTCTGTTACAAAGTTAGTGCCATCACCTACAATGATGTTGCCATCTGTTGGTGTAAGACCTGCGATATCCGAAAGTTGCGCATCATAAGCCTGTACATCTGTACCAATAGCAAGACCAAGTGTAGTGCGCTGTGCGCTGGCATCAGCGTCATCCAGTAATGCCTTACCTGCTGTTGTAAGGTCATAAGTTGCAGCAGTACCACTACCAGTGAACTGAATACCTTTGTCAGCAGCAGATGTTAAACCAGCAAGTGCTTGTAGTTCTGTGTCCAAACGAGCATTGGCAACTGTGCCAGTAAGCTGGGAAGCATCAATGCTCTTGTTCGTCAGCGTCTGTGTGCCAGTTAGTGTAGCAACTGTACTGTCAATATCTAAAGTTACATCACCCGTAGTACCACCACCTGTTAAACCTGTACCTGCAGTAACTGCTGTAATGTCACCTACGGGTACAGCAGCAACCTGCGTATCTACATAGCTTTTAATAGCTTTAGCAGAAGCAAGCGTAGTGTCTGTAGCAGCAACAGATGTTAGGTCAGTGTCAAGTACACCTGACTTTAAATTATCAACTTCAAGATTGGAAATAGTATTGTTATCAGCATCTATTGTTTTATTAGTCAGTGTATCCGTAGTATCACGACCAACAAGAGTAGTTGTTGCAGTTGGAAGTGTTACAGTACCTGTGTTGCTGATTGTAGCAATAATAGGAGTGGTAAGAGTTTTGTTTGTGAGAGTTTGTGCGTCAGTAAGCGTGGCTACTGTGCTATCAATAGCAAAGGTTACAGTGTTGCCTGAACCTGCTGTGTCAATACCAGTACCGCCTGTCAGTGTAAGTGTTTCACTGTCTAGGTCAATGTTAAGTGCGCCACCTGTATCTGCCTGAAAGTCTAAGTCTTGTGCAGTTACCTGTGCATCTACGTATGCTTTAATAGACTGCTGTGTTGCAAGAGCAGTAGCACTGTCAGAAGACATGGTATCTTCATCAAGGATATCAGTAACAGTTGTAGTAGGCATTGCAATGCTGTCTACATAGGCAACACCATCAATGTACAAATCTTTAAACTCAGCACCAGATGCACCGAGGTCAATGTCGTTATCTGTTACAGGAACAACAGCACCATCTTGTACACGAAGTTGTTCTACAGATGAACTTGATACATCTACAAAGAAACCAACACGGTTATTGGCATCATCAACTACAACTTTGTTAATAGGTGTTGCTACACCGGGGTCACCAATCAAACCAATGACTGGACCTTCAGCTGCTGTACCATTGTGTTTATGACCTGTTGTATTGCTAAAGACGTTTACGAGTTGGTCAAACTCATCGTTACTATCGGCTGCATTAATAATGTCGCCATCAGTATACGAAGATTGTCTAGTGTATCCAGCCATTAGCGTCTTGCTCCTGCGTCAAATTCTAACTGAAATCCTTTAAGTGAGTATGGTGCAGATGTTCCTCTGTCGTTTACTCGTAGGGCTACTGCAAATCCACTACCCTCAATGGGCTGTCTAAAGAGTGGGTTTGACTGACCACCATATGTTGCAGTACCATATGATGATGTTCCATAAATAGCAACAACCGTTGCGGTATCAAATGGATATGCAGCTGGTCTTGCTACATTAGGTGATTCATAATCATATCTTACAAACAAGTCAGCATTCACTGCAGCTTCTGGTGCGTAGTTAATAATGATACGCTGAAATGTTTTTCGGATACCTGCATCACCCATTGACAAGTCTGGTGAACGATACTTACCTGTAATCACGTTACCGTCAAAGTCATTGCCTTGTTCTTGCCTGTACACGTAGCCGTCATATTCACCATGTACTACTATGCTATCACCATCAGATACAATGTAGTCTGTGCAACTTGGACGTATTCCACGAGTATCTGCAAACTCGTATGCGTCACCTTTTCTTACACAGATAACACCAGTAGTATTTCCACGTGTAACATCTGAGTTAGAAAAGAAAATACGATACTGTGTTTTGTTTGGTATGACTACACTATCAAACTCATCAACATCCGATAAATCTGTAAAGCGTCTTTGAATTGCACGACTTATTGTACCAAGTTCAACGTCATCAATTCTTTCTGTACCAGCTACTGTACGCAGTCCGTCTGGACCAAGAAACACAATGTCACCAGCAAATTCTTGAATAGTGAAACCGTTTAAACACCCAATCTCACGTGTTACTGGTTGCAGTACAAAGTCAGCAGATGTATTGCCTACCAACTTAAATATACGTTCTTCACAAAAAATGTATAGTTGGTCACGAAACGGAAACAGTCCTGTGATTGGACTATCTACTGCAATACTACCTGCACCATTTGCTACACTAAAGTCATCATCTGTGTATGGTGCAGTAAATACTACTTCTTGTGGTGTACTGGACATACCAGCAAAGAACAATGCATTCTTAAATCCTGTTACAATGCTAGGGTCTGCTGGTGCGCCTGTAGCATTTAAGTCTGTAACAGTTGTGTTGTCATACTTACTAGCGTTGTTAGCACCGTCTGCCCAAACAATATAATCTGTTCCAGCAAGATTGTAGCGAAAAAATGTATACTTACCAGCACTTGTTCTACCACTATCAATAGATGTCCAACTACCTGTTGTACCACCTTTGTAAACGCTTTCGCCTCTAGCAGCAAGAATGTTGCCTTTAAAGTACGCAGACATCAATACTTTTTCTGTATCAGATGCTGTGTAAGGTACTTCGTTGCTATTCCATTTGCTGTAACCAGAGATACGTCTGTAACCACCACGAATGTCAGGCTCAAAGTTTTGCAGTTCTAGTGCCATACCCGGTTGCATAGAGAATGTAGATTGGTCTAATACCAGTCCACCTTCACAGGCAAAGACGTATGGGCTAAGTCCAGATTCGTCTGCCATTTATTATGCTCCCGATGGGAATATAGATGTACCGTAGCGTTGTGACCGTGGTAAATATGTGGAACGTACATAGTCGTAACTGTTTAAGTATAGACTCTGCATTTGTTTAATGCCATCTTCAAACCGTGCAAAGTTAATACCATACTGCTGTGCTTCACCACGATACTGATAACCATATGCTGTAGCACCATCAACAATTACCTGACGAAACTGTTCAGGAATAAGTGGCACATCTGTTGTAGCACTTAGCGCAGTAGGTTTAATATAAGCATCATACTTCAATGTATATGCAGCATCAGGATATGGATATAAACCATAATTGTTATTAGGTGTTCTAAACACAAAAATAGGCACACCGCCTACATCACTTGTTGTTTCTTGGTCAATGTATTTGTCTACATATTCTTTGTAGTCCAGTACGCGAAGACTTACACCTGCTACGCCAAGACTTTCATCTTTTGATATTCTAAATGTTTCATAGTCTGCATTGTATATTGTGCTGTCAAATGTATAACGAGCAGTACCTGCAACTAATGTATCTGTTTGTTCGGAGTGACTAAAGCCCCAACCAAACTCACGTTGAAATATATAGTTAATGGCATCATTTACGGCATTTTTACACTGCGTCTGAAATCCACGTGCGCTAGAAAAGTTTGAAGCAGTTAATGATACCTCATTAAACCGCGCAAGAACTTCATTCGTAATGTCAAGGTAAGTGTATGCCATTATAAATCCTCAAAGAGAAATGGAAGAGCAAGTTGCCCTGCTCTCCCATGTACTATTTAGGCAAGTGTGTCACGGTCTACTTCATCAGCAGACATGTCACCAAGGTCATCACAATCCATCAGGATAGCAAAGACACGAACTTTACCAGCAGTTGTTGTGCCAGTCATTGCTTGCAGGGTAACATCAAGGTTATCTGCTGTGCCACCAATTACTACAGGGGCAGTAGTTGCCATTGTAGCATAGTCGCCAACAGATGCACCATCAAAGTCAAACCCATCAACAAAGTTAGCACCACCACCAATACCAAGGTCAAACGCAGTATTAGTAGAAGTACCAGCATGTGCTTCAGTAACTTCCATACCTGCACCAAGAATTACGGTGTTAGCTGGAATGGTCAGTGCGGGAATTACATCAGCCGCAGCAAGGGCAGAACCCTTATCTGTTGCAGCTTGTGCAAAATCCAAAGTACCCTGAACCATGTAAGGATTGCGACCACGTTGCGAGTTGCCACGTGCTGCGGTTAAGGTGTTATCACCAAGAGCCATATCTCAATCCCCCCTTATACCAAGTTGTAGATGGCGTTAACAAGACCTTCAGGACGAAGAATCTTGCGACCATACAGGTGCATACCACGAACGATGTCAGCGAAGCTGTCAGGGTCACGGTAGGTTTCGGTCTTGTTAATCTGCTCTGCAGTAGCAACAGCAGAATCGTGACCACCAACCATTACGCCGTAGTTAGAAGCGTTAGTACCACCAGTTGTGGAGGAACCAGTTCCGATTGAAGGCAGGTTGTTGGAAACATAAACACGGAAACCATGCAAGTTATTCAGGATAAGACCATTTTGCAGACCTGAACCACCGAAATCAGCATTTAGAAGACGTGAATCTTCATCCATGAGGATTTCTTTGAATACAGGGTCAATAACCAGCCAGCGGCCTTGGCTATCAACATTCTGTTGGTCTAGCTTACGTGCCATACGAGCAACAACTTGCAGTGCGTTGGCATTACCTGAACCAACAGTTGCAGAAGTTGCACCACCAGCACGTGGCTGAATACCAATTGATGAACCTGCAGAACCACCAAAGTCATCAGCTTCCAGCTTCATGCTAGAAAGCAATTCGTCTGAACCAGCAGTTGTTACTGCTTTTGAACCATTAACAGTTGTGTTAACAGTATCAGGCGAACCATGAATTGCAGACTGAGTGTAGCCTGACAGGTAACCAAGAACGTCTTGGTCAAACTGGTCAGCAAGGCGATACGCAGCACGGTCACTTGCCAATGACTGGAAGTTAACGTGTGAGTGTGCCTCTTCAATGTCATCAACCTTAAATGCAAAGTAGTTAGCTTTGTCAATGGTCAGGCTGAAGTCTTCATCGTCAAGGTCTTGTGGAGTGACAGTTGTGCCACGAGCATAAGCCTTAACAGTAATTTCGGGTTCTTTGATAATCTTAACGGAATCACCCATGTTTGCAATCTCACCGAAATAATCGGAATTAGTGATTGCTTCGCAAATAGCAGACTTGCGGAAAGCAAGCTGCACCTGTTTGCTGTAGATTACAGGTGAAAAATTACCGTTAGGAAGGTTACCATACCCGGCTGCGGTATTAAAAGCCATGATATATTCTCCTAATGTTGGCTGTTTTTCGATACAGATGCAAACTTACCAGACTAATCAGAGGCTGATTCACTATGGGTGCGTGTCTTATCTAGTTGGCCTACCAGATATTTAACGGGCCATGCTCTTCAGGTAATCCATAAGATGGTACTGTTTGCGTGGTAGTGTAAGCAAGTAGCTAACCCACTTACACTAATGATGACTATAGTTATACTGAAAGTAAACTGTTTGTCAACACTTTTTTTATATTATCTGGCAGAACCAGACATATCATAGATAAACTTTCCACTGCGGATAGCTTCCATGATTTCATCAGACTTCTTCTCATACTCTTGAGGAGACATCTTTTGAACTTGCGATTCACGTAAATATGTAGATACCTCATCATCTTGAGGCTTGCTACGTGTGTTACGTGTTTCAACTGATTTCGCTGCATCTTTGCTGCTTGCAGGTTTCTTTGCAGAAATACCTTTGTCAGCTTTATACAGGTCAATTGCTCGTGCAGCAGACTTTGCGTCA